CCGGCACCCAGTGGTCGGGGCCGCTGTTTTTCGGAATCACCAAGAACAAACCGAAGCGAGGTGCCAAATGAACGCCGTCGTGACCAAGAAACGCTGCGCGGTCTACACCCGCGTCTCCACGGACGAGCGCCTCGACCAGTCCTTCAACTCCCTCGACGCCCAGCGCGAGGCAGGCCAAGCCTACATCGTGAGCCAGCGTGCCGAGGGTTGGTTGCCGGTGGGCGACGACTACGACGACGGGGGGTACTCGGGCGGCAACATGGAGCGCCCGGCCTTGAAGCGCCTGATGGCCGACATCATCGCCGACCAGATCGACATCGTGGTCGTCTACAAGATCGACCGCCTGACACGCAGCCTGACCGACTTCGCCAAGCTGGTGGACGTCTTCGAGCGCCACAAGGTGTCGTTCGTGTCGGTCACGCAGCAGTTCAACACCACCACGTCGATGGGCAGGCTGATGCTCAACATCCTGCTGTCCTTCGCGCAGTTCGAACGTGAGGTCACCGGCGAACGCATCCGCGACAAGATCGCCGCCAGCAAGCGCAAGGGCCTGTGGATGGGCGGCTACACGCCGCTGGGCTACGAGGTCAAAGACCGCAAGCTCATCATCGAGGAGAAGGATGCAGAAACCATCCGGCGCATCTTCACGCGCTTCACCGAGACGCGCTGCATCACGGACATCATCCGCGAGATGGGCCTGGAGGGCATCACCACCAAGCCCAACCGCCTGAAGGACGGCAGCGTGCGCAACGGCACGCCGATGGACAAGAAGTACATCTCCAAGGTGCTGCGCAATCCGATCTACGTTGGCGAGATCCGCCACAAGGGGACGGTGTTTGCCGGGCAGCACGAACCGATCATCACTCGGCAGTTGTGGGATCGGGTGCAGGACATCCTGTCCGAGGACGCGCACCAGCGCATGGGCAAGACCCAAACCCGGCACAAGACCGACGCGTTGCTGCGCGGCCTGATGTACGGCCCTGATGGCGGCAAGTACCACATCACCTACAGCAAGAAACCCTCCGGCAAAAAGTACCGCTACTACATCCCCAAGGCCGACAGCCGCTACGGCTACCGCAGCAGCGCCACCGGGATGATCCCGGCCGACCAGATCGAGGAGGTGGTGGTGAACCTGCTGGTGGGGGCGCTCCAGTCGCCGGAAAGCATCCAGGGGGTCTGGAACACCGTGCGCGACAAGTACCCGGAGATCGATGAGCCGACCACCGTGCTGGCGATGCGCCGCATCGGAGAAGTCTGGAAGCAGTTGTTCCCCGCCGAGCAGGTGCGGCTGGTCAACCTGCTGGTCGAGCGCGTCCAGCTTCTCTCCGACGGCGTCGACATCGTCTGGCGCGAGTCGGGATGGCGCGAGCTGGCCGGTGAGCTACGAGCGGACAGCATCGGCGGCGAGATTCTGGAAATGGAGGGGACACCATGAACCGCTCGTCCAAGAAGCTGATCGGCGATGGCAAACCCCACGAACGCCGCCACCCGCTGCAGGGCGGCGGTGTCCGGATCACCACTTTCGTGCCCTTCCATTTCAAGAAGCGTGGCATCAAGAAGGTGATCGTCGCCCCGGAAGGCGTCAGCCAGCCGATTGCCGTTACCGATACCCCGGTGCTCACCCCCGAACAGGATCGCCCGCTGCTCAAGGCCCTGGGGCGCGGCATCTACTGGCAGCAGTTGATCGACAACGGGACGGTGGCCAGCGGCACCGAGATCGCCGAACGGGAGTGCATCCACCGTTCCACGGTCAACGATCTGCTGCGGCTGACGCTTCTCGCCCCCGACATCGTCCAGGCCGCCTACGAAGGGCGGCTGCCCCGGGCGGTGTCCCTGGAAGCCATCCTGCGGGCCAAGGTGCCCTTGGACTGGAATGAGCAACGCCGGTTGATTGCGTCCCTCGGGTAGCGGGGGGTTCGCAGGAAATATTTTTCGGCTACGCCAAAAGTAGCTGTTGCTACGCAGGATGTAGCGCCTTCCCCGATGAAGGCGTGAACCGGCATCAACGGCCAGTACAGGACTGGCCACCGGTCGCGCCCCAATCCCTGAACGGGAAGGAGCACGGCAATGGCCTATTCAATGGCACTGTCAGGAGGCTTCGGTGGCACACCGGGCCTCAATTCCGGCGTCGGATTCAGTTCGACGCCCACCCCTGAATCCGCAGCGCTGTCCCAGCGGCGATTCCTCAGCGAGGTCGAACTGGCCAACCGCTGGGGCATGTCGCCCAAGACGCTCACGCGCTGGCGCGGCATGGGTCGCGGCCCTGTCTTCAACAAGTTTTCGAAGAAGGTGGCCTATCCCCTCGATGGCGAGAACGGCGTGCTCGATTACGAGAAGCGTCACGTCTACGCCTCGACGTCCGAACGTGTGCCGGTTTGAGGAGAGCAGCCATGAAAGAACTGACTCTCTATCCGGCCGACCTCGCGAGCATGACCGTCGCTGAACTGGCGGCTGCACCGATCCAGGATTTTCTGGATGCCGAGCGCAATGTCGACGAGGCCATCGCGTTTCTCAAGCCACTGCGCGCCAAGCTGGATGCCGCCAAGCTCCAGCGCTACGGCGAGCAGGCCCGTACCGCACTGCGTGACTCCGGGCGCGACTTCGGCACCGCCCACGTCAACGACGGCGCGCTGCACGTCAAGTACGAACTCCCCAAGAAGGTCATCTGGAGCCAGACCATCCTCAAGGAGATGGCCGAGCGCATCGTCGCCTCGGGCGACAAGGTGGAGGACTACATCGACATCAAGTTGTCGGTGTCCGAGTCCCGCTACACCAACTGGCCCACAGCGCTGCAGGAGCAGTTCGCCGCCGCCCGCACGGTCGAGGAAGGCAAGCCGACCATCACCCTGACGCTCGATGGGGGTGTGGCATGAGCCTTCCCATCATCTCCGCGAAGCAGCGCATGGCCGAGCGCAAGGGCGTCAAGCTGCTGATGCTCGGCAAGTCCGGCATCGGCAAGACCACCCGGCTCAAAGACCTCGATCCGAAGACCACGCTGTTCATCGACATCGAGGCCGGGGACTTGGCAGTGGCCGACTGGCCGGGCGACACCATCCGACCGGCGTCCTGGCCCGAGAGCCGCGACTTCTTCGTGTTCCTCGCGGGCCCGGACAAGTCGCTGCCGCCGGAGTCTGCCTTCTCGCAGGCGCACTACGACCACGTCATCGAGAAGTTCGGCGACGCGACGCAGCTCGACCGCTACCAGACCTTCTTCCTCGACTCGATCACGCAGTTGTCGCGCCAATGCTTCGCGTGGTGCAAGACGCAACCCGGTGCAACCAGCGACCGCTCCGGCAAGCCTGATCTGCGCGGTGCCTACGGCCTGCTGGGCCAGGAAATGGTGAGTGCCTTGACCCACCTGCAGCACGCACGCGGCAAGAACGTGGTGTTCGTGGCCATCCTCGACGAACGCCTCGATGACTACAACCGCAAGGTGTTCGTGCCGCAGATCGAAGGCAGCAAGACCAGCCTGGAGCTGCCCGGCATCGTCGACGAGGTCGTGACGCTGGCCGAGATCAAGGCCGAGGACGGCAGCGCCTACCGCGCCTTCGTCACCCACACCGTCAATCCCTACGGCTTCCCGGCCAAAGACCGCAGCGGTCGTCTCGACCTGCTGGAGCCGCCGCATCTCGGCGCGCTGATCGCCAAGTGCGCGGGCGCATCCGCTACGCCCGCCAGCGCCGCCACCACGACCCCCACCGAATCCCAGGAGTAATCGCCATGTCTTCCAACTACTTTGATTTTCAAGATGCCGATCCCCAACAGTCCGGCTTCGATCTGATCCCCAAGGGCACCGTGGTGCCGGTGCGCATGACCGTCAAGCCGGGTGGCTATGACGATCCGTCGCAGGGATGGGGCGGCGGTTACGCCACCGAGTCCTTCGATACCGGCTCCATCTATCTCGCCGCCGAGTTCGTGGTGACTGCAGGCGAATACGGCAAACGCCGGATGTGGTCGAACATCGGGCTGCACTCCAAGAAGGGCCCGACCTGGGGCCAAATGGGGCGCAGCTTCATCCGTGCCGCGCTGAACAGCGCCCGCAACGTCCACCCGCAGGACAACAGCCCGCAGGCCGCCGCCGCGCGCCGCATCCAGGGCTTCCACGAACTGGACGGCCTGGAGTTCCTCGCTCGCGTCGACATCGAGAAGGACGGCAAGGGCCAGGATCGCAACGTGGTCAAGGTGGCGGTCGAACCGGATCACCCCGACTACGCCAAGTTGATGGGCGTGCCGCCCAAGGCGTCGGGCGGCGGCACCTCCGGCGCTCCGGCGCAGGCAGCGCCCGCGTATCAGGCACCGGCTTCGCAACGCGCACCCGTGACGGGCAAACCGTCGTGGGCGCAGTGAGGGAGGCCGCTATGAACGAATCCATCCTCTCTGCCAGCCACTACGGCGTCGTGCATTTCGGCGATCTCGACTGCGAAGCGGTCGTGCTCACCACCGGCGAACGCGGCTACGTCCAGCGCCAACTGGCCCGCGCGCTGGGCCTACGGGAGAAAAGCCCGGGTACGCAAATCGGCGCTTTGATCCGAGAATTTGCGGCTAAGTCCTTGTCGGAATTCGAGAAAAAAGGGTACGCAAAGGTTCGCCTGCCATCGGGTCAAACCGGGACGTTCTTTCCGGCCGGGATCGTCGGCGACGTGGCGCTCGGCGTCATCGATGCCGCGCTGCTGGGGCATTTGCACCCCAAGCGCCAGCACCTCATCCCCAACTGCCGGAAGATTCTCTCGGCGCTGGCGGTCACCGGGGAAACCGCACTGATCGACGAGGCCACCGGGTTTCAGTACCACCGCGCCCCTGATGCGCTGCAGGAGTTGATCAACAAACTGCTGCGTCAGTCCTGCGCATCGTGGGAGCGGCGTTTCCACCCGGACTACTACCGGGCGTTGTACCGCCTCTTCAACTGGCGATACCAGGGGCACGAGCAGAACCCGCCCCACGTCATCGGCCAGATCACCTTGCGTTGGGTCTACGGGCCGGTGCTGCCGGAGGACTTGCTGGGCGAGATCCGCAACCGCAAGGGCATCTCGCAGAAGCACCACCAGTGGTTGTCCGAGCAGGGGCTGGCGCATCTGGAATCGCAGATTCACGCGGTCACGGCGATTGCGCGCAGCTCGATGAACTACCGCGATTTCGCCCGCCGCTGCGAAGCCGCGTTCGCTGGTGCTGCCCTGCAGTTGGGCCTGCTGCTCGATGAACTCGAGGAGGGGGCGTGAAATGCTGGGTCTGCAAACGACAAGCACGCGGCTACGGCCACACGGACGGTCGCTTCAAGACCGCCGATCCGCGCCGCTACGTGCTCGACTGGGTGTTCTGCTCGCGCCGCTGTCAGGACGCATTTCATGGGCTGTACGGCAACTGGCAGCGCGCCAAGGAAGGTCGCATCGACCAGACGGAGGTCGCCATGATCGATCCGTCTGATGTCGAACTGGCCGCGATGCGCCAGTGCCTCAAGGCCTTCGGCGAGGCTGCGGGCGAGATCGGGTTTGCCAAACCGCTGGGCGACTACTCCGAAACCGAAGCGCTGCAGGTGATCGACGCCATCGTCACCTGCTGGTCGGACGCGATGGTCGCGCACCACGAGGCCACCAAGTTCCCGCCCGTACGGGGCTTGCCTTTGATCCCCGATCCGCTGGCACCCGATGCCGCCAATCCGTTCGCGGATCTGGAGGACGACCTGCCTTGGGAAGAACCGAAGGGGAAGAAGCCATGATGGACTTCAATTCCACTTCGAGCCTCTCGGGCCAGATCACGGCGCTGGTCGACGCCGGGATGCGACAGGCCCGCGCCCGCCAGTCCGAGCGCCAGTACCTCGGGGCCTCGCGTCTCGGCGTGGCCTGCGAGCGCGCGCTGCAGTTCGAGTACGCGAAAGCTCCCATCGACCACGGGCGTGACATCCCGGGCCGGATGCTGCGCATCTTCGAGCGTGGCCACGTTATGGAGGACTGCATGGTCGCGTGGCTGCGGGACGCGGGTTTCGACCTGCGCACCCGCAAGTCAGACGGTGAGCAGTTCGGTTTCTCCGTGGCCGACGGTCGCCTGCAAGGCCACGTCGACGGCGTCATCGTCGCGGGCCCCGAGGGCTTCGCCTATCCCGCGCTCTGGGAATGCAAATGTCTGGGCAACAAGTCCTGGAGCGATCTGGAGAAAAAGGGGCTGGCCATCTCCAAGCCCATCTACGCCGCGCAAGTGGCGATCTACCAAGCCTATCTCGAACTGCACGAGCACCCGGCGATCTTCACGGCCCTCAACGCCGACACGATGGAGATCTACACCGAGCTCGTGCCCTTTGACGCGGCGCTGGCCCAGCGCATGTCGGATCGGGCGGTGAAGGTCATCACGGCCACCGAGGCGGGCGAGCTCCTGCCGCGCGCCTTCAACGACCCGACCCACTTCGAGTGCCGGATGTGTGCGTGGCAAGACCGCTGCTGGAGGACGCAATGAACTCCTACTCACAAGCATCAGCGGCGGAACCGATGGTGGGCGCGCGCCAAGCCGCCCGCCTGTTGAATCTCCCGCCGTACTACCTCACCAAGCCACGGTGCCGCGTCTCGAAGCGCATTCCGTACTACCGGGTCGGCCAGATGGTTCGCTTCCGGATGTCGGAACTCATCGCGTGGGCAGACACGCAAGGAGGCGCACATGAGTGACTACCGTGTCCGCATCTCCGTGCGCAACGCCCGTCTGCTGCGTGCCATCGAGCAGGCCGGGCACCGACCCGGTGCGCAGTTCGCAGAGGAGGTCGGCATCAGCTACAGCGGCGCGCTGCTGCCGTACTTCAACCTCACGCGTTCGCCGCTGACGCCCGATGGGCTGTTGCGGCAGTGCGCGTGGGCCCTGTGCGACTTCCTGAATGCTTCACCCTCTGATCTATGGTCGGACGCCCAACTCCAGCCACTGGCAAGGAATCATTCCAGCATCGAACTGGACGCGGACAGTGTGCAGGCTCTGGTCGGCGCAGCACCTGTCGACCCACTGCGGTTCGCAACGCAGGCCCAGGCCGGTCGCATCATTCAAGATGCCATCGACTCGCTGACGGAACGTGAAGCCTACGTGATCCGCGAGCGCTTCTTCTCAGAGACAACGCTGGAAGAGCTCTCTGAAAGGATGGAGGTCACGCGGGAGCGCGTCCGCCAGATCGAAATCAAGGCTCTGCGCAAGCTGCGTCACGTATCACGCATTCCGCGCGAACTGGCGGGTATCGCCGACGTGATCGGAGGTTCCGCCGATGCTTGACTTCAACGACTCCCCAAAGCCCGTCGAGCCCCGGCGCATCCTTGATGACAGCGAGCGTGAGGCGCTGCGGGCAGGCCTGATCGCCAGTCTGCCCTCGGTGCTGGCCACATTGTTCCCGGCAGGCAAGACGCGCCGGGGCAAGTTCCTGATCGGCGATGTGCTGGGCAGCCCCGGTGACAGTCTCGAGGTGGTGCTCGACGGCGAAAAGGCAGGACTGTGGACAGATCGCGCCACGGGTGACGGCGGCGATACTTTTTCGCTGATCGCCGGACATTTAGCGCTATCCATCCACACCGACTTCAATCGTGTGCTGGATGCCGCCGCCGATCTGCTCGGTCGCGCCCGGGAAAAGCCTGCACGCAAGGCCAGCAAGAAGGATGCACCGGTCGACGAACTCGGCCCCGCCACCGCGAAGTGGGACTACCTCGACGCGGCGGGCCATCTCATCGCCGTCGTCTACCGCTACGACCCGCCCGGGCAAAAGAAGCAGTTCCGGCCCTGGGATGCCAAGCGGCGCAAGATGGCACCGCCCGACCCGCGCCCGCTCTACAACCAGCCAGGGATGACCAGTGCCGCGCAGGTGGTGTTGGTCGAAGGCGAGAAATGCGCGCAGGCGCTGATCGACGCGGGCATCGTGGCCACCACCGCGATGCACGGCGCGAACGCTCCGGTCGACAAGACCGACTGGTCGCCGCTTTCGGCCAAGTCGGTGCTGATCTGGCCCGACCGTGACAAGCCGGGCTGGGAGTACGCGACGCAGGCAGCACAGGCCATCCTGTCGGCGGGAGCCAAGTCCTGCCACGTTCTCTATCCGCCCGAAGAGGCCGCCGAGGGCTGGGACGTGGCCAATGCCATCGCCGAGGACTTCGATGTCGCAGCCTTTCTCACCCACGGCCCACGCTTGCAGATGCACGACGTGGCCGATGACGTCGATCCGGTGGTCAGCAGCGACGAATCTGTCTGGGGCACCGAAGACGCGCTGGCGCTGGCCTTCACCCGCCGCTACCACCGCGACTGGCGTTACGTGGCTGGCTGGGGCAAGTGGCTGGTGTGGGACGGGCAACGCTGGCGCACCGAGGACACGTTGGCCGCCACGGACTTGATCCGCAGC